ACTCACTCTGCATCTTCTCCAGTGCCTTGTAAGCAACTGCAACCTTGTTTTTCATTGATGCAACATCTGTGTGACCATTTTCAGTCAACTTCTGGTCAACTCTATCAAGCAAAGCTTCATTCCTTGAAAGGAATGCCGCAACAGCCATCTTATGTTTTTTCTTATCAGATTTACCTTTGAACTGTGGTGCATCTGACTTTTTAAAATCTTTTACATAATCACCAATGTCAGCATCTTTATCTAATTTTTCATTCTTACCAAATGCCTTCTCTTGCCATTCGTGAGACTTCTTGTCTTCTTTTATAGGACCACCAGTTGCCCAAGTGTCACAACTTCTTGCAGAGTGACATTTGAAATGGTGCATCCAACAATATCCTAATCTACCAGAATCATCACTTACAGAACCCGGCATACATTCTTCCATTCTTGGAGAGATATCAAATGCAACACAATTTGCACACTTAGATTTCTTTGCAGCTTCGACTGTAGTGTCCCACTTATCTGCTAACTTCTCCCAATAATCACCCGGCTCCTCAACATTTAAAGGACCATACATGTGATTTTCTCTTGTAGCATTTCTATTTTTTGTGTTTAACGCAACATCTTTTGTGGCTGGTGGACATTCCGTTTTTTGCTCAGGAAACATCTGATGAAACTTCTTAGTGTGTTTAGATGGTTTAGTGGTTGCAGCTGCATCGCCTGGTGCCGGACCTGACTTTTTCTTTGCAAAATGTCTTGCCCGATCTTGTTTGGTGGACTTTGACATTTCATCACCTTCAGTATCTTTTGCATAATACTTTGCAGGTTGTGTTCCTTCTCTATCTTTAATCTCTTTATCTTGTTTAACTTCGTCTAATTTTTCTATTTGAGAAATAAGATTTTTAAAATTTTGATTATCTTCAGTTTGATATTCTGCTTTCAGTTCTTTTGGGAGAATACCTTTATCAACAAGCTTGTTAATATACTGTTGGAAATTTCTGGCAGGAACATTAAATTCTCTTGCAACTTCTGCTGCAATAGAACTAGGACTGCCGAATTTAATCTGACCACCATCTCTAATTTGTTTTCCTGACTTTCTTTTAAATTTATCAATATACATTTTGATCATTTCTTCATAACTCTTTGGATGAGTCATTTGATCAACTTTTGCTTTCACTTTCATAAACCAGGCCATCTCATCAAGTTTAATCTCATGCAACCACGCTTTATGAACCTTGTTGTCCTCTGTAACAAATGAAATGTAGTTTGTTCCTTTACGAACAATCTCACCGATCATTCCTTTTGCTTCTACAATCTCGCCCACATTCCAAATCTTTCCTGTGAGATAATCATCACGCATCTCTTCATAGATATCCATTTCACCCATATCTTTTTCTTCACGAATACCCATACTCTTACGAACATCTCTATATAACTTCTCAACATCTTTGAAACCGTCTGGAACACCTTGTTTGAAAGAATCGAGGTCACCATCCACGGCGGCCGCTCGCATCTTACTGGCACTCATGCCCTCAAGTCCTTCAGCATCAGGGTCACGCTCACCAGCAGATACAACCTCTATGTTGTCAAATCCATAATAACCATGACGAGACTCAACCCCATTATACTCATTTAAAAGTCTTTCAAACTCAGCTACTCTGTCACTTCCAACGACCATAATGATTGATTTGTATCCCCTATTGTATAGTGACACAGCGACTTCAAAAATGGTTCGTGCTTTATCTGTGGTGATGTTCTTAGCATACTTTGGAAACATCTTTCTAATGTATGCGACTTTTCTCTTATAGTCTAGAGGATTTTTCTTAGCGTCTTGTGAGTGAGAAACAAAGACATGCATCTTGGAACCAGCATTCTTACTCTGCTGTTTACTCATAGCATCAATCAGCTTACCATGCCCCGTAGTTGGAGGATTTAGGCGACCAAAGGTGAATACAGCGGTATCACCACTCTTTTCCATTAACTCACTAAATTTCTTCATTTTTTTTTATTTCTCTGCTTCTGATGATTTAAGACTTGCCACTCTTTCAGCTTCTTTAGATTTCAATTTCATTGCAACTTTTTTTGCAACTTTATCAATTTTTGCACCATATTTCTTCATAACTAATTGGTCTGCTTTTACTTTTTGTGGTAACGACATATTATCATAGTCTGGAAATAGTTTCTTTTTAAATGCCATAAGTGTTTGTTTTCTAGCAGTTACTAACAACTTCGCACTATTTCGCACCTTCATCATAGTGCGTTTCTTTTTTGCCTGAAAAGCTGATGATTTTGCAAGTTTTGTCATTCGGATGGCTTGTTTTTTTCGTTGAGAAATATCAATTACTTTCTCATGAACATTTCGATAATATTCAGTGAATGTTTTCATTTGTCCCATGCCTTTACTGCTGTGAAGTTGTTAAACGAGAACTCCATACGGTCTACAAGTTTAACAGCATCTCCACTCACCCTATCAATAGCAACATAACCTTCGGGATTTGTCACTTTATATCCATTACCAGTACGAATAAATGTATCTGTCAATCCCTTCACACTATTTAGTTTATTTACAATCTGTGACTTTGCATCAACTAATAGGTTCTGAAAGGTAATAACTTGCACTAAATTGACAGTGTGCTTCTTTACTTCTCTCACATATTCCTTCTGCATGTCTGTATATTTCTTCTTACCCTTCTCACTTTTTACTTTATCAATCTGTTTCTGAATAGAATCAGATACCCACTTCTCATAACCCTTTGCATGTGCGGCAGGATTGGTAATTTTTTCTCCAGCACGAACCTTACTATTGTTATATGTCTTGAGAGATGCACCAGCAAGGGTTCCTGTCATACTGTCTTGCAGTTTGAGGAACGCTCTTAGTTTGGGTCCGTTAATCTTATTGAAAGTTTTACCAGTTTGTGATAGTATCGCAGTAACAGATTCAGTTTCTTTCTCTGTGAATGTAGCTTTACCAGATACATCCTTATATGTTGCATCATCCATCCACACAGAACTTGTCTTAGTGAGCTTTGATATATCTGCACCAAATGATGCTTTCATATCCTGTAGTTTTTTACCTCTGTATGTTGTGTGCCAGACTATACCTACCTTGGCTCTGTTGAACATACGACCAATATCGCTACTAACAGGTGCAGCATAAACGATAGTATTAGGCTGAAAAGTATAGTATTTTTCTCCATCAATCGTAGTTGTTTCGATATCATCAGTGAACATAAGATCACCTTGAAGAACACCCTTAATTCCCAATTTTGAAAACTCTTGTAATGCGACTTTAAATTTAGAATTGAGAGTGCCGGATAGATCATCATCTATGTCCTTTTCAGTCTTGTATAACTTTGGATTCACATTAAACACTGACTTCTTTGCCACAAAGAAATCACCTGTCTCTGGTTCAATCCCTGCGAATATAGCAGGGGCACCATCCCATTTTACTGTCATATTGACAGCACTACGACTTGAACCAGCAAGCATATCTCTCAAGGATCGTAGGAAATTGATAGCAGCCCGTCCACCATCAACACCAAAATTAAGGATTTCATCCTCTAGGTGTTCTAGGTGAAGGTTTTTTCCTGCCTTGTCCTCTGTGAGCATTTCTTTAAAACTAATCATCTTACACCAAATAATGTTTCTAAACCCTCTATCGTGTCTAAAGTATGATCTGATTTTGCAAGAGTTCCAGTAAACCTGCCATTTGCATATATTGCTCTGGTTCGAGCTTGAATAAGACCAGTGGGATTTTTAAGTTTTATTTTACCAGTATATGGAAAGGCATCTGATGGAGGAGATTTTTTCGTAGCATTCAAAAAGTTTTTTAATTCTTCGCCTTTCATGAGTCTTAGTAATTCTATATCTTGAACAACAAGAAGTTTATCAATAAATTCTTGTCCACCTAAATTTCTTAATCCTTTGGTAAAAGATTCACTTCTAGAGCCTTTAGGATCGCCATCTGGCTTTATACGAAGTTCGATATTAATTGACCCATCGAATAATGGGGTTCCCAAATTTAATGGGTCTTTATTTAAATGATATAAACCAGAACCACCAAACTGTATGTAATACACCTCTTTGCCATTATAAAAATTGGCAATAGTTTTTGCAGTCAAAGCAACATTTCTTGATATTTTGGACTGTAACCCATCTTTCTTCAATACAACAGCAGCAATATGAGGTATTAAAGTTTCCTTGTTTCCCATAATTCCTATTTTAGTATGGTTGAGAAAATTCTTGTATATAGTTAATTCTTGACTAGAAAATGAAACTCCACTAATTGATTTTTTACTTGGTCTTAAACTTGCAAGTTTTTTTAGATATGAATCCACATCTTTTCTGTATGCGGGGTCATCAACTGCTTTTAAGATAAGAGCAAGGTCATCTGGGTCAGTTTTTTTCTTAAAATTTTCACTGGCATATGCGTTGGCACCAAAGGGAACAAGAATTTTGCCGCTTCCTAATTGTGCTTTCTTATTTAATTTTACTTCAATATTGAAAGATTCATTATTTATAGTAGCTTCAATATCACCATTGCCAGCGCTGCTATATCCTGCTGTTTCAACTGGTTTATCACCAACACCTAAACCAAAGAATTCCGGTCTAGTTTTTTGATAGTCCATCATGACACCAAAAACTTTTGTTTCGTAATCAAGACCTGCTTGACCTTCAGATATTGTGAATAAACCTTGAATCCTGTCAACATGATTGACATAGGATTCCTCTCTTGGCCTTACTTGATGAAGATATTTTGTAAGTGACAACCGCTTTCTCCATGTAATACAAATAACTCTATTTATTTATAAAACATAGGAATGCGGTTGTCAAGGAATTTAATTAGCCATAATGTGATTCTGGCTCAAGTGCAATAAAATATCCAATGTCTACACTTGTATTTTGAAAGTGAGAAATCTTTTTAGAACTGACAGAAACCTTATATGTTCCTGGCATAAGTTTTAAATTCTCAACCTTGAACCAGAACTTATAATCAACACCACTGGTATCTTCAAACGCACTCATACTATATGAGTTGGCAGTGTCATTCTTCTTATCAGTAACTTTGATGCTTCCACCTTCCAATACCATATCAGGCGCACCGATAGTTGCAGCAGCCCTAGTGATTTCAGCTAATTGTTCAGTTGATAGTGTAAATTCCACCTCACATTCCGGCATTTCAATTGCCTTAGATACAGTAGTTACAACACTAGGATCAGAATACCAATATCTTAATGAGTTGTTTTTTTCACCCCTCATCATTACAAAATCATCTTGAAAATCCAATTCTGGTTTATCAAATAAAGACATAGATGCAAGAAACTCATTCAAGTCATAGATAGCAACATCCTGTTCAAATGTTTCTTCGACTGTAGCTTGAGCCACAATATTCTTCATTGCTGACATTGTGGATAGTGTTGAACCCATATTAATCATCAGGTTTTGATTGATTGTAGAATAGTTCTTCAACACAGAAATTGTATTATCACTTAGTTTCATTTTCGCTCTCTTCCATTTCATTAATGTATAACGCTATAATACCATAGTGAATCACTTTTAGCAAGTCCCTTCTGTTCTTTCCGTCTTTTTTTCCATACCGTTGAGCATACTTCATAATATTGCCGATACAGAAACCTTCACCATGACCACCATCTATAATGAACTCTGTTGCTTGAAACTTGTTCTCACTATAGTGTTCATCATAGGTGGAGTCGATATACTCTCCCAACTCAGCAAGTGTATTGCCTTCGTTGTATTTGTAATTTACATTTTCACTTTTCAAGATTATCTCTTTCTGCTCTAGCTTTTTCAAGAGCTTCTTGTTCCCACTTTTGATTCTCAATCGACTCATAATATTCTCTTTTTGCGTCATCAGAAGCACCTCTTAGCATATATTCATCAGAGAACTCTACATTCCAATTCATTGCAATTGACAATCTCTCCCCTTCCCCAAAGAAGGGATAAACTTCATGGTGTAACCATTTTGGAAAGATAAACATTTTTCCAATGGTTGGCTTCAAATAACACATACCGGCTGGTCTAAGCATTTCAAGGTCAATACCATGTCTTGGTTGCCATACCATATGTGTCCACCCATCAATACCACCGGCAGCATTATTCAATTGTGGCACGGTTCCATCTGGAAGATTTCCTGTGTTTTTGATATCAGGAAACTCTTCTGTAAGATTTACACTTTCAACAAGTTCCTGCCATTTTTCTTCAATGCAAGGTGGGTTCTTTAACCACATAAAACCAGATAGTCCAGCTAGAGTTGTAGTGCCGTGAGTATGTAAAGGATTATAATCGCCCGCATAAGCATGATTGCTCCAAATTTCATAACAATCTGATCGTGCTTCTACTCCCAACATTTCTTGAAGATACCTATCACCAACAGAATTGAACAATTTTTTCAACAACTGTCCTACATCATTTTCCATATCAAAACCTACTTGTTTTGACTCCCCATTGTTCTTTAGTTGACCAACAAGTCTAGACCCATAGTTCTCACCACTCTCACGCAATAAATCTGTCTCTGCAATAATCTCATCAACTACCTCATTATCAAATTTTGCACTACCAACAATGACTGCTGGCTTAACATGACTTTGCATAGGAATTCTGTGTGCAATGGACTCTGGTTGTTGCACTGGAGTAGGCTCTGGTTGTTGTACTGGTTCCATTTCATCACCAAAAATTGCAGTAGTTTCACCAAAAACTCTAGTGTTAGGAAGCAACTTAAATGCTAACGAAATTCTTTTTGAAGTGTTTTGCTTTTTGAACGCAAGTCCTCTATGTGGAATATTGCCCGTAAAAATAACAGAAGCATTGTATTGAGGAGAGACTTGCTTAATAATGCCGGGAGTTTCTTCAAACTCTGTTTCTCCACCCCAGTCCAGACTAACATCTGGATTTAGATATATCAAAAGCGTATATCCAATATCACTATCTGGATGCCATTTACCATCACAGCCACAGTCTTGCCCGTTGAAATAAACTCGCTCCAGTGTAAAATCACTGTCCAATTTAGAATTTACATGCTTTAAAAGATCAGAATTAAAGTATTCTAATTTTGAAACATCCCACATTTGAAAATCACTATTATCATCTGGAATAGAATCTTGAGACTCCCAAACAGGATTGTGTAGGTAACCATGAATAATTTTCAAGTCACTGTCTTCAAAGAAATTTTCATATATTTTAATCATAATACAATCCTATAGGAATAGGGGGGTTTTGTCAACCCCCCTTTCCAATTATTTCACCTCAATGAGTCGAGGCTTCTTCTCTTCTGGAATAATACGCTCAAGTTCAATAGTGAGCATTCCATTTTCAAGTGAAGCACTATTGACAACGATATCGTCAGCTAGTGTAAACTTGCGGTCAAACTTGCGATAAGAAATCCCACGATGAAAAGTATATTCATCGCTTTCATCTTTCTTGTCTGACCTGACCGATAGAGTATTCTCGGTCAATTCCACCGTAATGTCCTCTTTACCAAATCCGGCAAGAGCCATTTCAATTGTATAGGTATAGTCACCCCCTTTTTGGATGTTGTACGGCGGGAACCCTGTAGACTGCACATTATTTGCAGCATATCGTTGAAGCTGATCGAAGACCCGATCATATCCAACAGCGTAGGGTGTGAGTTGATTGAAGTTGTCAAATAGACTTAGTGCTTTGCTTGTAACCATAATAGTTCTCCTTTATAAAGCAAGATTATGTTCGTATCCCATAAGGCGATACTGTTAAAAAGTGAAATGGTTTTTTAGGAGAACCATTTCAAAAACTCCCTTCCAAGGACTTACGAATTGCCTTGTGTCTCTTATATATAGTGATTTTAGAACTCGTTTTCAACCCCCTCTTCAACTTTTTCTTCAGTTGATTCGCTGGTCATCACACCAGCATCAACCTTGGTGTAGAGGTCAATGAAAGACTCTTTGGTATCTTCATCAAACCGAGCGACACACATTTCGATGGCGGTCATCTTGTCTTTGAAGATAGTGAAGGCTTTCACAATGTGATCCAACCGGCGAGTTGAAATAATCTCATCAACACCACCATCATAGAAAGTCTTACGGATCACCTCGGCCCACGTTACGAGATTGGTGGCAAACTCTTCATCCACTTCACCGTACTTCTTCATGGAACCCATGACGATCTTCTTCTCGACAGAAGCAGTAGGATAGGGCTGTTCGACAGTGATGGCGAACCGCTCAAGGAAGGCTTCGTTGAGGATGTTGGTTCCAATGAACCGTCCATCTTCAGAACCCTTGCCCTTGGTGTTCGCAGTCGCAATCACATTGAACCCATCTTTCGGAGTAATCCACTTGTTTACTTTCTTGAGGAAAACACCTTTACCCTCAAGAACAGGCTGAAGAGCCATCATCTTGTTTGAACCAAGGTCACACTCATCAAGAAGCAGAGTGCATCCACGCTCCATCGCCTCAATAACAGGGCCGGGAACAAACTTGGTTTCACCATTTACCAAACGGAAACCACCAAGCAAATCATCCTCATCAGTTTCGATGGTGATGTTGAGCCGGATAAGCTCTTTACCAAGCTCGGCGTGTAACTGTTCGACCATCAGAGTCTTGCCGTTACCAGACAAGCCGGTAATGAAGACAGGATAGAACATGCCGGATTTCACAATCTTTTTCAGATTGGCGTAATTACCCCAAGGAACGAAACCCTCAAACGGAGCAGGAACCAAGTTCTGTTTCTCCATATTGGAAGCGACAAGGTTCATAACCGTATCAACGGCAGGAGCCTCGACAGCGGCAACCGCATCAGCAACAAACGCAGGAACATCAAGTTCAGGCAACTTGAACTGATTATAAGCAACCTTACACTTTTTGAACCAAGTAGGATACGGCACCCCTGCTTTCTCAGCAGCAACCCGTGCATTGTCTTTCGTAATGGTAGAACCATTACCGAACATCTCAGCAGCAGCCTCGACAAACAACTTTTTGCGGGGAGTTAGTTTCACAGTCATAGCAACCTCGTTTGCTGTTTTCATCATCATTATCTTATTATCGCATGTTGAAGGAAGTTTGTCAACAGTTATTTTCACTTTTTTCAAAGTTTTTTATGCAACCAATGCGACAAACTTGTTGAGAAGCACTCGACTCTGGATGCGTCCCTTGTTGGACTTGGCAAAAGCAGTCTTGAGTTTTGCTTTGGTAGCACCAGCAAGATCATCAGCAAGCCCATCATTCTCGACGGCAAGACCACTACCACCCGGCAGGATGAAATACTGATCATAACCCTTGGAGTCGAGCATCACAACCTTGTCTTTACGCATCATGGCCATGGCACGTTCAGTCGTAACATTACCACCCCGTAGGATATAGAACCAAGTGTTACGAGAAACAGCACCCTTGCGACCAGAACCGGCAAGGAAGAACCCAACCACATTCATACCCGGCACCCGACCTTTAAGAGCCTTGAGAAGAGTATCAGTCATTTCATTATCATAACCAAACTCATACCGTTTGTTGGTGACAGGATCAATCAAAAGATTTTCCCGTGAAAACCCTTGATAGAAGTCGCCGTGGTTATTGGCATCTTTGACACCCGGCAAACTATTACCGGCACCATCAGTCAGGAAAATCGTGTTGATTTTCTGAACACCAGAGGCTTTCTTGTATTTCGGCAGGAAGTCCATCAGAACAATAATCGCATCATTCAAAGGCGTTCCACCCAAAGCATAGTTACGATGCGGGTTTACAGGATAACCAGTAGTTGCCCAGTTCTCATAACGAGTGTAACCATAACGCTTTCCAATCATCCAGAGATAGTGCATCATCTTTTCTTCTTCGGCAGCACTCATCTTGCTGGAGAAAAAGTTTAGAAGACGCATATCATTAGAGATGGGCATTTCACCATAGTTTACATCAATATGACCGCTTGAGTAGTAAGCATTACCATTATAGCAACTGGAGAAAGCAAACACCTCGAAAGGAATCTTGGTGCGGCGGCAGAACATCACCAACTGAAGCAACTGCTCAATCGTACCTTTCAGATTGTCACACATCGAACCAGACCAATCGACAATCATAACCATACCGTGATTAGTCGCACCCGGCAGAGTCGTCACTTTCTTGAACAAGTCATCATTGAACTTATATGTGTGAAGCGCACCCATATCCAAAGAGCCAGTCTTGGAAGTAGCGGCACGGGCATACTGGTCAGCAGATTTCTTCATCTCAAATTCTTTGACCATGTAAGCAACAGTTTTCTTCGAGTCGTTCTTGAATTCTTTCACTTCATTCAAAGAGTGAGCAACCCATGTATCATCAGAACCATCGCCATAGTGATCACTCAACTCAGCAACAACAGTCTTGTAGTCCACGATAAACTCGGAAGAGTCAACCTTGGGAATACGAGCATAAACTTTTTCAGTGGCATTACCATCAGCAAGAGATTTCAACGCTTCTTTTAAAGCATTATCAGTCTTGGCCTCTGGAACACCAGCAGGAGCAGAGGAAGTGGCATTACCACCTACTTCCGAACCTTCACTGGTATCACCTTCACCATCTTCACCGTCTTCACTGTCGCCACCAGCAGCATTGCCAGCAGCATCGTCACCATCGTCTACCTCACCCTCACCGGATGCGTCATCAGAACCGGCAGCGTCATCATCGCCAGACTCAGACTTATCACCAGATTCATTACCATCAGAATCTCCATCACTCTTTTCTCCTTCACCAGATTCACCGTCAGGGGCAGACTCACCAGAGCCCATCGACTCGTTAGACTCACCATTATCGTGCTTGTCGGTTTCTGGATTCTCTTCCATGAACTTGTAGAGGTCTTCGGCAAGGTCAAGAACCTCATCTTCCGTTTCGAGTTTCTCGGCACGGTCAACAAAGACTTTCTCTACATCAGAGAACTCGACACCCGGCATCATCTTGAAATACAGATTGATGCGGTCAATCAAGTTCTGAGCATTTGCACCCTCATCACCAATCCCGAAAAAGTCACGGGCAGCAAGAGCGGTATAACCTTTCTTGAACAGATTGACAGAGCCGGGATACTTGCGCTTTACGAATTTCTCAATGCGAGCATCCTCAAGGATGTTCACAAAGGAATGATTCAGTTTGCGCTCGGCAGACTTTTCGATCATATCCATTGAAGTCCAGAGAGCATGACCAATCTCATGGCATACCATCAACTCTTCTTCATCTTTGGAGATTTCATCTTTCCAAATAGGAAGACCTAACTCACGCTTCTTGATATTGAAGTAGGCGGTATCCATTGCCTTGTTAACGACATGGATATCCTCTTCAGCAAGAAGGCGAGCGATTGTCGATTTGTTTTTCATCATATCTAATACTACCATGTAGAAAGGATATTGTCAAGCATTATTTTGAGGTATTTGAGACATGAAACTCAAATAATTTCAAACCTGAAAATAAAGTGAATCCGTCAATGTTGGGGATTTTGACCATCACCTCAAGGTCAATGCCAGCCTTGGTACGAACATTCTCAATACGACCTCTACCAAGAGGCGTATCAATGAAGTCACCTTCAGCGCCCCAAACATCTTCCATAAATTCTTTAGCAGGATGAATATTCATAGCAACCTCGTTTGTTTTCTCACTATACACATTATCTCATATATAGATGATATTGTCAAGCAGAAAATTAAGCGATACAACGATTATTTAACTTTTGGCAAATAAAACCAGCATACTTGAATGCTTTGCTACCCTTCTTTTACTTGTCAATA